GTATATTAACCTTGTTGGTCATATTTTGTTCTTGAGTTATCTCTAATTTTTCTGTTGCTTTGTACAATCCTTCTATCAACATAAACTGTTCCTGATCGGTCGGTAACTGCTCACTTTTTTTAAGCAAGTCTGCATTAAACAGTTGTCTTGATGTCTCTAAACTTGTTAATCTAGCAGTAAGCTCAAAATAGCCATACACGCCTACAGCCACGGCTGCCATAATACTAACCATATTTTTGAGTGGCATGCCTATTGTAGTTTTATCTGATATCTTCATTTTTTCTTTTTTGGCTTAGACTCAAATATTTTATTTACCCAAGACATATAACGATCCGCTATATCACAGCATTTATATATGAACTTATCAATCATTAGAGGGTTTGGGAAGTGGTAATACATAGTCTTTTGGTGGTTTTTTTAATGTATTTGTAGGTGTTATAAATTTATCACCCATTAATGTAACATCTGGGTTTTCTTTTTTGTAATCATCTTTCAACTCATCCCAAAGGCTACCTTCAGGAACCTTATTTTCAGGAATAACTATACCAGAACATTTTGCAACAATTAAACGAAAGTTAGGATTGTATTTTAAGGTAGGATTTTTATTAACTTTTCCACACATTTTCATTAATTCTAACTGTTGTTTTAACTCTAAATTTTCTTGCTGTACTTTTTTAAATTCATCAGTACAAGCTGAACCCAACCAATGTCTGTAAGTTAATTTTACATTCTGTTCTTCATTTTCGTGAGTGCTGCTTCCATTATTTATGTAGTCTGTATCTCTATCTCTTTGTTCTACAGAAATATCAAACGAACCTGTGTTACAAGAGTTATATCCATTGTTTAAATATTCATTTTTACTATGAGCCGGTCCACCAAAGAACGCTAATATAGTTAACATTAAAATTAATGCTGCTGTAAATCTATAATCCATCCTGAGACTCTCCATATGATTACCTATTCAAGTCTTTTATATCATAGCTATGTTCCCGAACTTGGTCGGACAAAATTCGATACATATTCTCTGCCATCTGCCACGTTGCTTCAGCTGATGATAGTCTTGTATTAATTTCTGTAATTTTATCTTGAGCAACAATTAGATCTCTTTCAAGATTTACAATGTGCTGTTCCGATTGATTGATAGTGTCTGTAAGATTAACGACGTACTTAACGCCAGTGAACGTCCCGAACAACACAGAAGCTATAACTGGTATCAAGACAAAATTCTTTTTGAATAGATCTGCAATGTTCATAATTTAAATTCCTCATTTTTTTTCCTCGATTTCATAAAAGAAATTGTCGGTGTCTTCAGTCTTCCACGCTCCAGTGTCTTCTACATTCCATTCGTTAGTCTGTACTTTCCAATCAGGAATACTATCTTTCACTGTGAATGAAGGTAGGTCCCATATACATCTATTGTTTGGTTGTGCCGCATAATTTCCATCATCTAAAGCTATGATGTGTGCACACTTATGTTCGTGTGGAATTTCCGAATGATCGGTATCTAGTATATTACCATCTGGGTGCGCCCAGTCAACAGTAAATAAATATTTACCGTGATGCCATTTTTTATCTTTACCTATATATTTACCTGAGGCCGCGCTTAAAAGATTCCAACTATTAACACAAGGATAATAGCTAAAAGAATTCCAAAGCTCAAGTTCATCAAGTCGTCTTCGTGGTACTTCTTTGATTTTAAAACCACGTTGAATAAACGCGCTAATTGGTAGGCGATAAAATACTGCACCGTTCTCCATGATAGCATGAAATAATATTGAACGTCCACCCATAGAGGTAAGGCCAAAGACAATACAGTCTTCAACTTCTCCATGATGTTTTTTACAGTCATATAAATACTCCCTTCTTATTTGTGCATATGTTGCTGGAATGTTAGCATTTAAATATGCCATTACTTAATTTCACCCCAGTTAGCACCTGATTCGTAGTCAACTTTATTTGGTACTTTTAATTCTACAGCTGACTCCATTATTTCAATTATTTGTTCGGCCTGTGCATTTGATTCAACAGAGATATCAACCTCATCATGAATTTGTATGTGTGGTACTATACCATTTTCATACAATGCTACCATACTTTTCTTTGTCATGTCTGCTGCCGATCCTTGTATTAATTTGTTTAATGCTTTGTAAGTAAATGCACGTTTTAAAGGTTCATCATACTCTTTCCTTGCTTGTTCTAAAGGTAATGGTCTAAATATACCAAATTGAGTAGGTTGCCATAGATCAAAATGACACGCTCTACCTCCTAAAGTTCTAATCTTACCTCTGTCCTCTGCCTTACGAGTTACGTTATCCATTAATTTTTTAACAAACGGAGCTTTGGCATGGTATTGTCTAATTAATTTTTCAGCTGATTCTTTTTGTAAACCTAGTTCTGACATTAATTTATTTTTACCCATACCATACATAAGTCCTAAGTTAATAGTTTTGGCTTGCTTACGTTCTATACCTGCCATGTCTGCTACTACCTGGTGAAAGTCTGCATCACCTGTGTTGTAGGCATTAACAATTTCATCAACACCATCTAAGTTTTGTAACTTAGCATAGTGTACTAAAATTCTAGGTTCTTGTTGTGAGTAGTCAAACGATCCCCATGTTGTTTTTTCTTCTGGAATAAATATAGATCTAATCATCGGTCCGATCTCCGGGTGCCTCGCTGGTATTTGCTGTAAGTTTGGATTACTCATAGAGAATCTACCGGTAACAGTTCCACCTTGATCTGATCGTATTTGATTTATGTCTGCATGAATTCTACCATTAGAAGAATGCTTGGTAATAGAATCTATAAAAGTTGTATGGGCTTTGTTAATCTCTCTTGCGTCTGCAATAGATCTAGCTAACTCATGTGGATGGTTTTGTAAAAAGTTTTTAGTAAAGCTAGGCTCATTACTTTTTTCTGTTCTATCATATGGCAGTTTTAATTTGTCAAATGCTTTAGCAATACTACGGGCTGCATGTATCTCTACATCAATACCTGTTAACTCTTTGATTTTACTAAGGATTTTGTTCTCTCTTACTATTAATTTTTTCTTTAAATTAGCTGCATGTTCAAGATCAACTCTTACACCTTTGAATCTCATATCAACTAAACAAGGAAACAATTTAGTTTCCAAATTAAATACATCCATAAGTTCTTGGTTAACTAATTCTATACTTAATCTTTGCCATAACTTTAAAGTAGCTTCAGCGTCACGTTCAGCATATTCTCCTACATACATTGCAGGTAGTTTCCACATGTCTGCTTTAGGATTAAGATCATAACTCTTAGCTGCTTCTTGTAATACTTTCTCATCTTTACCTAGGCCAACATAAAATTTAGCTAAAGTATTTAATGCATAAGACATTCTATTCTCATCAATCAAAGATGCTGCAATCATAGTGTCAACTATCTTACCTCTAATTTTAATACCTGCGGCTCTTAACCAACAAACATCATACATAGCATTGTGAAATATAAATGTAGTTTTCTCTTGATTAACTAAATCTTGAACCCATTGTAAAACTAGTTTTCTGTCCATATTACCACCACCCTCGTGTCCAATTGGATAATAGCCAGACCAGCCCTCTACGGCCACCGCAACGCCTGCAATGTGTCCTTTTCCAACGACACTACCAGACCCTTGAGTCATTAAATAAGGGTCATAAGTTTCTAAATCAATAGCAACTTCTTTATGTCCTGATAAATCTTTTAGTTCGTCTGGTGCAACCCATTCAGTTTCGGGTGCAAACAACGGCATTTGGGTTCTTCTCATTTGTAATCTCTCTCTTTCACCATTTCTAGATAATGTATTGCTTTATCTATATCTTGTATACCACCCTTAGTCGAGTGCCTACATATATACTTAATAGCGTTTCCTTCTGCAAAAAGCAACTTATTTTTGTTAATAAATTCAGCAGGTTGTATCTTCATATACATATAATGACTACCTCCTACTTGTTTTAACATTGGATTTTCTGGTTCTGGTGTGTCGTCTGACATTCTATTTTTAATTTTCATGTTTATCCCTTTCAATTAAATATTGTTTTGCTTTCTGTAGTCCTTCAATTGTATCTCCTAATTGTCCTATTGCTGTATTACAACTTCTACACAACCATCCTCTATGTAAATGAGTAATATGTGAATGATCAGGAAATAATTCTTTTTTTATATTACAAATATCACAAACTAAAGGTATAGTATAAACTATATCCATTCCTCTTCTAACTTTTCTATCTCTATTGTAACAAGGACCACATGTAGTCCTTAAACGATAGGCTTCAAAATTATTTTTAGTAACTAAGTGAAAATGTTTTTGATTTTTTATTTCACCACATACTCTACATTTAAAAGTATCTGTTTCACCTCCTAACACAGGTACCATTTTATCTAAAGGTTTACTGTATCTTAAATAAGTTTTCATATTATATAAGCCCTATCAAAGTTTTTAGGATCTAATAAATGCAATTCACGCTTCGCTCTCGTCGCGCCAGTATAAAATAATCTATGTAATTCATCTGGGTCATGACTAAAAGTTTCTAGTGCTGCACCTGTTAGGTCCTGTAATAATAAAACGTTGTCGGCTTCTCCTCCTTTTGCTGCGTGTATAGTTGACATTTTAATACGAGGATTTTTATTTATCATCTCACCATTCGCCCTCATGTTACGAAT